TTTTTCTAGACGATATGCTTTTGATTGATCATTCGGCCTCCATGTCATAACACTAGGATACATTGTTCCAATTGGAGTCATAAACATTAGTGGATTAACTGCGTCGGCACCGTCTTTAATGTGTGCTACTAGCAGTTCCAAAGTATTTGGATTCTCCAATAGAATATCCGAGTCTAAACTAAAGTAATAATCTGGTTCTATTTCCCTCACTTTATTAAGTAAAGTATTTCTCAACTTTACCATATTATCGTATTTAGAAATTGACCATTGTCTACCATTATTCTGATGTTCAAAGTGAGGTATATCATCTTTATATAAGATATCAAAATAAGGTATTCTTTTATCGTACTTTTTCCAAGTTTCAAGAATTGAAATTGTTTTAATATCTTCGGAGGAGGCTAAGAAAACAAAACCAATATCATCCATAGAAATAGATTGGTTAATTAAACACTTAATCCAATCATTAAGAATCCAGTCCCTTTTGTATATGGGGCATCCTATCAGTAACTTCATACTTCTTCTTTAACTTCTTCTTCTTTCTTTTTTGAAGCTACGTTTTGCTTAACGGTTTCTGTTGCCACGACTACTTCCTTATCTTCCTTGGGTAAGGATTTGGGTGGCTTAATTTCTGAATTAGATTTATTAATTGTCTCCTCAAGAGATGTGACTCTCTCAACAAGAGAATTTACAATATCAACAAGTGCCTGGAGAGCGAGGCGAGCTTGACCATTTTTTACGGTCATATTAAATGCTTCTACAGCGTTCTCGCTCCTTGTGTATGAAATAAGAGCGCTGTCTTTAAGCTTGATATCATTTGACATATTTTATTCACTTTCTTCTTCATTTACGTAAACTATATTATAGTCTTTTTCTAAAACATTTTCAATTAAAGAAATAATATCTGAATCTGCTCTTCTTATTGCAGGGGAGGTATTTCTACCTTGCTGATTGGCCGGACGAGTAGCGTTGCCAGCACCTCTTCTATTGTTCGGGAGATTTCTTTGCCCTTGCTTAGCTGAATCCTGCTTATCCCCATCTTTGACAACATCTGTTCCCTTTTGTGTGACGTCTGCTTGAGCCTTCATCATATCAATTTGGACCTCAGATTGAATAGAGGCGAAAAGATCTTCCATTTCATAATCTGGATCTATTCCTAATTCAGTCCTTGCCTCTTTTAGGCCAATAACATTATTGACATACTTTTGTATAACATGTGTTTCTTTTTTAACTTGAGTATCAACATCTATTTCATTGAACTTAAAGTAACATCTATCAGAGATACCGTCCTGCATTGGGTTTGTTATTGGGTCAAACCCGCCTTCAAGGAGTATTTCATTAAATATATTAACTCGTATCATTTCAGCGAAGGTTTTTTGATACTGCTTTATCTTATCATACAGGGCTGTATCTAGCCTATCTGTAACGGATCTATTACCACCGTTCATCATCATACCCAAATGATGTGGAGCCAACCCAAGACCTACGGCCACTCTTTCCTTAAAGTGTTCAAGATAACTTCCTGCGTCAAGTGTTGCATTGGCCGAACTAACAACATCTATGTCATGTCTATGAGGAAGTATTAAGCCACCTTCTGCTCTCATATTCTCTATTTCAGCGGCTGCTCTATTTATTTCATCTGGCTCAGCTGGCTGTTCCGGAGTACCTATTCTATACTTGTACAGTGGGAACAGTTCTCTGTGAACTAGATTCTGAATATCCTCTTCCATTTGACGAAGGGCTATTATATCGTCTAGAACTGAGCTTAAAAAAGGTGTACCAAAAGCTCTTCCAGTCTTTTTATCAACCGCCATATGAATTACCCTATCAGCGTTCCATACTGGATCTCTTTCTGTTGGAGAGTATGTTAAAGGGTCTGTAGCTTGCTGATATGATCTAGGTCTATTGAACTTATCTCTTAATATTCTTACTTGCTCTGTTGGAATTAAGTAATAACCAACGACTGTGTCGCTACCATTAATGGGAGATAATGGCCTTGAGAAAAACTGATTGATATCGCCCCTAGCTTTAACCACAAATGCGTTCGCAAACTTAAAAAGTTGATCAGATGTTTCAATAAGAAAATCTAGAAATGGCCTCTTCATTGCCATTTCCATATAATCAATTCTCTCATAAAGATATGCTACAGCCTCTGGATTTTCGCCAACTATCTTCCAACCTTCTTTCCAAAAGAGTTCACGATACTTAGCTAGAGCTTGCTTAACATAAGAATCAGTATCTGCTGCCTGCATTATGCGATCAAAGTCATAGGGTGCAGGCTCAAAGGTAGCTCTTGTATTGTAATAGTATGTGGACCCCTGGAAGCCAAGGGCAAGAGCGGCTATTTTCATGACTTTATTAACAGACTTAATTTCGTCTGGCGATAAAGCCTTTGCCACAACATTATTGGGAGTATTGTTTACCTGTCTAAACGGCAGGAAATCTAAAATAGCCATATTTTCTCCATATTCAAAGTCTACTAAAATAGTAGCTTAGATATGCGTTTTTCTTAATTTACTCAGATTTTTCTAAGTTGCCTTTTTCAAAGGCGTTCTTAAGGATTAGGTCCTTAACGGCTTCAATCCAGAAAATTGTCTCTGGCTCGTTAAAGTCACTGCGATATGCTAGATTTGCATCTGAGATTTTAATCTCAATAACAAATTCTTTTTTAACTTCAGTTGTTTCACTTACTTCTTCAGACATTTTATTTTACCTCACTCAAAGTCATCTGATTCTTTTTTTGTTTGCTTTTTGTTTGTACCACTTGCGTCTATTGCAGACACAAGTCTTTGTATTTCCATATTTAACTGCTTAACAGTTGCTTCTTTAACTATCAATTCAGTAGTTAGTTGAGCTATTTTTTCATTGAACGTTTGTACTAAAACATTAACATCTAAGTCTTTCATATTATTCCTTTTACACTAAATAATATCACATGGGATAATCTTGTGGCAAATTTTCTATATCTATATTCAAATAATAATCTGAGATTCTTGGATAAAAGTTAAAATATACTGTAGATATCCATTCTTTAAATTTTTCTGGTAATTCTGGATCAACTTCTCGCTCGTATATTGCTAATTCATCATTTAATATAAACCTAGCAACGTATTGAGGTGGAATTTCATCTAGAAGTTCATTACGAACCTCTATTGGCATTTGTAGGGACCTAAGAATCTTATCACATAATAGTGCTGCTGGCTCATTATTCTCAAAAGCTCTATACGCATATGCCCACTCAATAATTAGTCTAAATAGCTCTTGTATTGTCCGAGCAGAGCACTGCGGATGAATCTTGGATATTTCCCTGAATGTATCTTTGTCTTCTTCTGCAAATTCTTGATAAGTAATGCAAGATATGGGTTCAATATCTATTATTTTAACATGATTTAAAATCTTTTTATATTTATTATTGTTATCAATAATTAAATTTTGAGCGTTTTTAGTGCCGTGCGTAACTGCCTCTAGATTTATGATTGAATAGTCCTTGACTGAGCATGCGTCGTGGAAAATGGAGCTGGAATTGTCATCTGTTATAGACCAAATATAAAATGCTCTTAACATTCTATTAGGATGAATTTTTTTTTCGTATATATTATTAGATAAAATCACATAATCAAGATTATTTAAATAGTCTGGAATATATTTCCAAACACCTAATGTTTCATCCCATTTAGCGTCAACAAATGGTTTCCATTTACAAAGTTTGTCATCCCATACATCTGATTCGCGTACTTTTTGTGGCCTAAATAGTTGATCATATTCATTTTGCAGAATTATTTGAATAAGTCCACCATCATCTTCTACTGCCATATGTGTTCCGTAGCTTGCAATAGACTTTATTAAATTATCTTTTGAAACTTCTTTAATATTAATTAAATTAATTAATTCTTGACTTAAAAGATCTAACTCAATATCACTCTCTGAGTAGCAGAAAAATATGTGCTTATTTATATTATAATCAAAAACATTATAAATATTCTTAAAGTCTAGTAATTTAATAATTGCAGAGTCGACACTGTTTGATATTAAACGTGTATTATCTAAATTTTCATAACAAAAATATCTCATAAGGCACCTTTATTGATATGTGTCATATCTGTAATTAAAAACTACATCTGATATTGCGCTAACGTTACCACCTGCACTTGGTAAGTTGGTTCTTGTACACCGTAGTCTAATCCGAATTGTGTCGGCACCCATAAAAGCGTCGTAGTATGGAAAGGAGCTTTGAAGTAGGTTAAATGTATATGATCCAGATGAAATGTTAGTGCTACCTTGATTTTGCAATGTGCCAGATGAGTTAGTCGTATATAACGTCACCGTCATTGCTGAATTAAGTGTTGGCACTGATATTCTAACAGTATTAGTTCCTGCGACAAGCCTTGGATTATCATAAGTTCCACTCTTTGGAACTATATAAATATCTAGATCCTCATATCCATCGCCATAGGAAATGCTTTTTGAAACTGTTCCAGATATAGTCATTGTTGCACTAGTCGTCACATTGGCAAGGCTGAAAGTTGGAGTGCTTGGAACATTACTTGAACTAACTTCAACTGTAGTTCCACCAAAACCTGGGACACTATAGCTTGCAACTGGTTCAGCAGAGATAGCCAAACCTGGTCTAGGGCCACTTATTGTTGACGGATATGGTGTGTCTGCAGGGGTTAAAGGTGCTGCGGTAGGCGTATTGAATACAAGTCTATAATCATTTTTCCTATCAACAACTGTTCGAGCTCCGGGAATGCCTGGTACTGGTGATGGCGAAGATATTTGCACAGCCGTTCCTGGTTGAAAAACAAAATTAGTACTACTAACGCTTATTAAATCTGTTCTTCTACCAGTCGGACTAGCCGTAGTATTGTAGGTATACCTTTGCACCCCATACTGCTCAAGCCTTAGGCCTGGAACTGATGTAGAAACTGTTGTGGCGCTTCCCACTGTTGCTGAGCTGTTACTTATATATCTGACTCTACTTGGTGTTCTTTCGATTGTGTCTATTGGAACAGTGCTAGATCCTGATACAGTTGGACTAGAGTACCATACTGTTGATGTGGATCCATCAGAGGCCCAAGAAGCTGGAAAGCCTGTTGCTTCACTCTCTGCCACGAGCAGTCTATTATTTAAGTAGGTTGTATTACTCGCTGGGATTAGCGGGGTAGAAAAAGATACTAACTCCAATGTTTTAATATCATCAGATTGAGTACTATAAGAGCTGTATGCACTTACTGGTGAGTAGTAGTACGTTCTAGCCCTACAATAGTATTCTACGCCTGTAGATAGCCCAGTA